TTAAGCTCCAAAAACCTTCATATGTTCCCTCTGCATCAGATTCACTGATACATGAGTATAGACTTGTGTTGTCGTTATATACGAATGCCCCAAGAGTTCCTGAATAATTCTGATATCAATGTTGGATTCTAACAGTGTCGTGGCGAATGAGTGGCGGAGCATGTGGCAATGAATCTTCCTTCAGATTTCTTCAGAATATTCCTTAAAGATTCCACATACCCTGGACTTACTAATTCATTTCCCGAAACCAGGATCATCGTGACGGATAAAGAGCAGCTTTCAATCTCCTTTAAGTTTTCTTGTGTGTCAGCTCCATTTACTAACTGGGATTTCTGTTGTCCTGAATTTAAGATATTCACGAGCTAGATCTTGAATCTCTTTATTGTAATATACAGTTCTCCATTTGTCTCACTTTCCTAGTATGTCCATTTTTGTGTCTTTTATGACATCCTCGGCCTTAACTGAGAGAATCTCAGAGAGCCTCATCCCCGTAGTATATGCAAGTTTGACTAGGAGATAATTACGCAATTTATCTTCTTTATTTTCTTTCTTTTCTTCAATTTTTTTCAGGAACGTATCCATCTCTTCCTGAGTCAGATATTCGACTTTGGTTTTTTTATATTTTGGAATCTCAATCCTCTCTGAGAGCAGTCCTATATTGTGTATTTTATTCAAATACTTAAATAAATTCTTAACCGCCGTAACCTTTCTCGCGACTGTTCTTCATGAGATATATCCTCACTTATCAGCATAGATACTTGTTTTGTTGACTGGAATCTTTTTCAGAAAAAGAGTATATTCAAAGAAAGTTTTTAAGTCTATGGAGTCAATATCAATATCCAAGCCTATATATTCATAGAATTGCCTGATATCATATCAGAATTGTTTGACAGTGTTTGGTTTATTATTAAGACTTGAATATGTTAAGAAATCATTGATTAGCTCTGGTGTTAGTTTCATTTGTTGCAAAAAAAGAGTAAAAAATTATGAGTATTCTTTACTCTCTGTATATCCGAGTAAAATTATATTTGAAAAATCATAAAAAAGCAAAAAAATAGGAAGTAATTTTGTAATTACTCTTGATTTTTGCTCATTTTTTAATAGACTAAAACTCGGATTTACAGATAAAGTAGCGGATATACTCGTAATAATTTTATTATTGCGAGTATTTTCTTATGATTAAAAAGATCTGAAAAAAGAGAAGAGAGAGGGTTACTAACGGTGGCTCAGAATCTTCTCTTTTTTTGCAAATTTTCAAACAAAGAGGAGGTAAAACAGACCTAGTGGACAATAGCATTAGTGAGGAGGAACTGCAAAGCTTTCAGTTCGCGCATATTTTGCCAAAGGGAATGTACCCTGAGTATAGGCTTAATCCTGAGAATATTGTATTCGTGGATTCGATTGAACAACACCAGCGGGTAGACCGCATGGTGGCTGGGAATAAAGCGATATTTAAGGATTTAGTTGACCGCTGATTGGCACGCAAACATCTGAGAGAAATGCGGGATAGCCATATGTGAGGAGTATTTTGATCAGTTTTTTAGATTTTTTTAATACCATGAGTGAAAAAACTTTAGGTTGTGTAGGCTTTGTTATCATAATTATTGCGGTATTGCTAATACTTATACGTATTCCATATGCGATACATTGTGCATCTATGAATGTAGTAGATATGCCGTGATATTGCTTGTTTTTATTTGGCAGATAGTCCCTAAAAATGTGAGAAATTAAGGCAAAAGTTCCTATCTGTCCTCGTTGCGGGTACGGTATGGGTATCTGGTGGAAGCAGAAGCTCTGTAAAGCTTGCTTAGATGCTGAAGGTAATGCCTCAACAGAAAAGAACTTGCAGAAGGTTAAAAAGCAGATATGTCCGCAAGTTAAGTCCGAGCCTCGCCTGAGCGAAGCGAAGACAAAAAACCGCACACCTAAGGCCAACCGCCGAAAGTCTAGGAGGAAGAAGACTTAAGGCTTACGCCGAAGAAGGATCAGATTTTTTATCTAATGACACATTTATTGCCATGCTTACCAACATCCTCACAGAGCGAATAGATAACAAACAGGAGCAGATAGACACACTACAAAAAGATAAACGGTCTATTAGATCATATACCTCAAGATGGAACTGGGACGCAGAGTGCTTACCAGCGATACAGAGATGCAATAAGCAGATAAGAATCTTACAGAAAGATATCGAGCGTTATGAGAGATGGATAAGCTGGCTAGAGAGGTTTGGGCTGTAGTTTTTTTATATTTTATTTTCCTAGAGATGGCAAAAAAACAGAACAAAACCACAAAGGAGAAGAGCCTTATAAAGAGAAAGTGGTCTAGTATCCAAAAGGAGCAGGAGGCAAAAGGAGCTGTTTTTTTAGGTAGGCCTGAGAAGTTCAAGACCCCTGAGGAGCTGAGGAAGCTATTTAATCTCTATCTGGCGAGTTGCCAGGAATTGGTAAAAGTTCCAAAGGAAGTCCCTAAAGAAACTCATGATAGGGACAATATCCGTTTTTGACCAAAGATTCAAAAAATCTCTGAAAATATCCTTGTCACTAGTTTCACCATATCAGAAGAGCGAAAACGGACGAAAATTCCGACAAAATTGGGGTTCTATCTTTTTTTGGGTGGAATGAGCCACAACACTCGGAAATCATATGAGATAAAGGAAGACTTTTTGCCAACGGTAGAGGCCATTAACAACTTTTTCGAGCGAGTGCTAGAAAGTGGAGGACTTGAGTGAACGATGAACCCTCAGATGGTGCAGTTTGTTTTGAATACGAGTTATTGAAGAAACCCTAAGCAGCTACAGGAAAATATGGAATATTCTTTTACATGAATAGAGATTTCTGATGTCACACCAGAGGATACTGAAGCCTAAGTTCACCCAAAAACAAAAAGAGCTCCGAAAAGCCTTCAATGATAGGGGAATTACGGAGATCCTCTACTGAGGAGGGGCTAGATGAGGAAAGTCACGAGGGGTATGTGAGATCATCAACCTTACTTGCATTGCTCAACCAGGTATTGTTTGGTTAGTGGGCCGTAGTGAATGGGACGACCTTAGGAAAACTACTCTTGCAACGTTAATAAAAGTACTGAATAAGCACGGTATGCAGCAAGGTAGAGAGTATAATCTGAATTTACAAACTAAGGAGTTAACATTCTACAATGGTTCAAAAGTGCTCTTTGTACCGCTTAAGCAACAACCCTCAGACCCTGAGTTCAACTGGCTTGGGTCGTACGAGATAACCTATGGCTTCGTAGATGAAGCTCAGCAGGTCAGCAGAAAGGCGATTGATATTATCCTCTCCAGGTGTACAGAGAAGATCAGAGAATACAATCTTGTCTGAAAAGTGATTATGACCTGTAATCCTATGAAGTGCCATCTCTACAATGACTTTATTAAGCCACAGAGAGAGGGGACCTTGCCAAGAGATAGAATCTTTATCCCCTCACTCTACAAAGACAATCCCTTTATCGATCAAAAAAAATATGAAGACAACCTCAAAAGAGCGGACAAGATAACAAAAGAGAGGCTCCTCCATGGAAACTGGGACTATGATGACGACCCGACTAAGCTCTACGAGTATGATTCGCTTTGCGATTTGTTCACTAATAGCGGAGAAAGTGGAGAAAAGTATCTAACATGCGATATCGCGAGGCTTGGAGATGATAGGACGGTAGCAATTGCTCGAGAGGGCTGGATTTGAAGAGTCTTTGCCTATACCAAGAATAGGACCACTGAGACGGCGAATATTATCAGAGGACTTCAATCACAGTACTGAATTCAGAATTCTCACACGATTTGCGATGAGGATGGAGTTGGATGAGGAGTTGTGGATCAGCTTGGCTGTAAGGGGTTTATAAATAATTCTTCTCCTATCCTGAAGGAGAAAGAAAAGGGCCTCAGAAACTATAAAAACCTAAAAGATCAGTGCTATTTTGAACTACAGCATATCATCGATAGTACCAAGATGAGACTAGAGGTTATGAATGGAGACTATAAGGATCTTATCATTGAGGAACTTGACGTTATCAAGCAAAAAAATCCAGACAAGGAGTGAAAACTTCAAATCATCACTAAGGATGAAGTGAAGAAACTGATCAATCGTTCACCCGACTTTGCTGATGCGATTGCTATGAGACTCTGGTTTGAGGTTAGCAAGCTCAAGAACAAGATTTTATTTATCAAGAGGAAGTAAAAATGCTCATCAATCTCACAAAAAAATACATCAGGGAAAGGAGTTTTTTGGAGCTCTGCAGAAAATCTGGGGTAACCAGAAATACTTGGCGTTCGCTCCTCAGAGGGGGGAGAATACAGAAAGATACTCTCGATCGCATGTATAATTTCTTTGATTTGCCGATTGATGAGTTTTACATTCAGAATCTCTCCTCTCGATATACTGACTGGGACGAGACCATAGAGACAACCATCAAGGTAATCAGAGTTTATCTTTTTGGTATGACGACTGAGGAGTTCGCAAAGATGCTCGGAATGAGCAAGAGATCGATTGAGAGGATTGAGAGAGGCGAACTCAAGGAGCAACTCACAGTAAGTTTTTTTCAAAAAATTTTTGATAAAAAAAATATTGCAAAATGTCGTTGAGATTGACCAGTTGAATAGCGATAGTTTAATCCAGTTTTTTATATTTTGTTTTCTAAAAGATGAAAGTTATAAAAATTAAGTCCTCAAGCGGGGAAAATGCTGAAATTATTAAGAGCATCAATCAGTGAATATCAAATCAAACCAAAGATGAGACCTACTTCACTCTGTTTACTCAGGATTTTTCGCTTTATGATAAGATCTATGACTGAAGTTATATCGTGTCCTCAGTCGTGGACAAGATTACCTTTGCTCTTAACTGCGGACGAGACGTCCAAGATGAGGGACTCAAGGATGCTCTTGAGCGTATTGATATTACTTTCATCGCAAAATCGCTCGTAAAGTATGGTAATGCCTTCATTGAGATAGCAAGAGATAGAACAGGAGCTATCAAGGGAATTTTTAATGTTGCTGCAAAAACACTCCAGCAAATCAGAGGTGGTGGGTATCTCCAGCAGAGCGGAACGGCGAGGTCGTATTTTAATTCATTTACTCCATTTGAGGAGCGAAAGAAACAGATCGAAGTTTATAATAAGAGCTGAGCAGGGGCTGATGAGCTTAGATACAACTCAGACGCTAAGAGTTGTGGGTTTAATCCGAGTTTAACTGAAATTTTACATATTAAACTTACAGAAACCGACGACACCAAGCGATGAAAAAGCCTTTTTTATCCAGTGCTGATGCAAATTTTGCTTCTTAAGCAAATTGACGAATATTATGCGAAGTATTTCGACTGAGGACTTATTCAGCAGATGATTCTGAATGATAAGTCAGAGAGAAGTGAACCTGAAGATCTTGAGGCACTCAAAGAGTGGTTTGAGAGTGAAGCGAAAGGTGTGCAAAATGCACACTCAACTATTGTTTATCCTGGAGAATTAACAACAACCAATCTCTCCGATGAAATCAATACTGAGGCATTCTTGAACTATAGAGTACACCTCCAGAAGTCTATCGCAATGAGGTTTCAGATTCCTTATGATTTGCTTGATACAACAGATAGCAACAAGGCATCAGCAACTACGGCTTTGACTGCATTCAACAGAAATACCGTAATCCCAATCCAAAACCTCATCCTCTCAAGTATCAAGCTGCTCTTTGGGGACGACCCAAAGTGGAGATCAAAAAAAGGAGATATTGCTTTCAATACTGTAGATACTCAGGATTGGGCGACAGATGCAAATACTATTAAACAGATGGTGGCAACAGGATGCTTCACCATTAACGAGATAAGAAAATTTATGAAGTATAATACTATCGAGGGTGGAGAACAGCTCGCAACTGGAACTGGTGGGGCAAATTTTACCCTATGAAAGGACGATATCGAACAAATTCAAAATATTTCAAATCTTATTAAACAAGACCATGAAGCTCAACAGCCTGCTTAAATTTGCCGTCAATAAAATCCTCAAAGCTAAAATGGAGCAAGAGACCGAAGATCAGGTTTATGATCTCTGAGGTGAAGAACTTCTCAAGCCTCAAGCCAAACTCTTGGCTCTTTTTGAGGAAATTTGGGAAAGGCAATATCAGAAAGTCCTTGCTCTCATCGAGCAGATGCCAGAGTTCAAAATTGAGAAAGCTGAACGATATGAGCTTGAACAAGAGGAATTTTCAAAATTCAAAGCTGCAGCTGAGTTGCAGATTGGAAAAGCCTTCAAGACTTGAATGGTCCAACAGCAAGCGGTGAACTGAGCCTTCTGAATTAGTTTTTCGGTCAATAATCAGGCCGCTAAGGACTGGGCTGCTCAGCACGCAGGAGAGCTGATCACGGGTGTCAATGAGACGACCAAGAAGGAGATCTCAGCTCTGCTCAATAAGGCCATCAATAATGGACTAAGCAAAAAGGAGCTCGCCGACCAGCTTCAGACTTCTTTTGCTTTTTCAAGGTACAGGGCGAACATGATCGCCAACAACGAGATCGGTACTGCCTACATTCAGGGGACTATTGCTCAACATGTCGACCTTATGCAGAGAACATGAATTGAATGATACAAATACTGGCAAACTCAAAATGATGATAAAGTAAGCGATATCTGCAGAGATAATCAGAATCAGGGGTGGATACCTTTTACTCAGGATTTCTTCTCTGGACACTCAGCACCGCTCGGCCATGTAAACTGTAGATGTGTGCTCAGGGTGAGACCATTCCCACCTAATCGAGAGCCTGATGGACTCGACGACTTTGGAAAAGAGCGAGCTTTTGATGAACTTCCTGAGCATTATGAGGAGCTTTCGAATAAAGTTTTGCCTCCAGACTTCTGGAAGGCTAGTCCTGAGTTGCCAAGCTATAGGCTGACTGATGGAATTGGTAGTAGCTACAATCCAGCCAAAAACAGACTCTCCCTCGTCGGAGAGAAATGAAGCCTCAATCAGAAAGTCGATGAACTCCACGAGGCTGGCCACTGGCTTCACTATAAGGCCATTATGAAATCTCCAGAACTCCAGAAGAAGCGAGAGGAGGTTTATGCGACACTTCAACAGGAGATTGATGAGAATTTAGCAACTTTCCAAAAATGGAGTTATTCTGCAAAATCAATGTTAGAAATTTATAAGGGGAAAGTTAAGGCTGAGGCGTATTATGCAGTTTATAATCAGACAATCTCCATCGCTGGCGAGATGATTGATGAGATAGGCTATTCTGAAAGATATTTTCTTGATTACATTGCTGTTTTAGATATAATAGACTGAGTGAAAAAAGGGGATATGGGATTTGAGACTCATAATCCAGAATATCTGGCAAAGTATGGAGAACACGAGGTGGTTGCTAATAGTAATCTGGTCTATCACTCAAGGAATAAGGTTATGGCTGAATATCTTCCGAAATCCTACCAGGCAATACAAAATTTTTATTCTAATCTCTACCAATGATTAAAGTAAATTCAGAACTTCTAATCTGGCGATATAAAAGGAAATATAATCATGAACTCAGAGGGATACGCTGCGTATATGGATTTGATGGAGAACATCTCATCAGAGAGGAAGCAAAAATAAAAACCCTCCTCTGAGCAAGGGGGAGGGAAATCGCAAAGATATGTATGCTTCCTCAAGAGGAGTTAGATGACGGAGCTCTGCCTAGCATAAGATCCTATAGACCGCAATATGTCGGCCATGAAGATCCAAACTGGAATGATAAGGAGTTTATGGCTGAAGCTAAGGCTCACTATGAGGAGCGAGTAGAACAAGACTGATAGATTCAGTCTTTTTTATTTTTCTGATTTTTCAAGCTCGTGAAGATAGCGATAAAACTTATGTTTTGCTACCTCAAGATCTTTTTTATCTTCTAGTGCTTCCCAGTAATCTCCATCAGTATAGAATGGGCAAGTAAGATAAATCATATGTTCCTTTCTATAGTATTTCCCATGAATGATATGATAGAAACGCTGACCTGAACGCATAGGAACTTCAACGAGCTTATGCTTCATGAGTTTTCTGAAAAAACGAATAGAACCGTAGAAAGTAAGTTCGTATTGTGCGTCAGGGTATTCTATTACGCGGACCTTGGCACTTTTGAGTGTAAGCCAAGCTGTAAGATGAAAGAGTGTTTTTTCTTTTCCTCGATAATGGGTTGCATCGAGCGGGCAAATGATTTTTGGTGTTTGCATGATAATCTGTGAACAATATAAAAATTGTAGTATACTCATTTTTTGATTTTTGTTATCAAGAATTTTTAGTTTTTTAAGTATCAAAAGCAAGTCTGCTTGACTTCTGAGCTAAAATGTGTATAGGAGGTGTGATCTCATCTGAAAACTTGATTTATATCTTCAAACTTCACAAAGATGAAAAAATACTGACTTCTTGTCTTTTGATTACTTGGAATATTTGCAGGATGCGGAACACTTCAACAGTCTGAGACTCCTCCAGTGACGAGCTGAGCTATTGTCAGAAATGTAAAGCGAGGTATGACGGCTGAGGAGGTTATCAGAGCTGAGGGATTGACTGGGACAGCTCAAAAGATCAATCAAAAAACAGATTGAGTAACTTATTTAGAACAACTCACTGAGTTCAATAAAAAAGAGGCAATCATCATTTATGATTTTTTGGACTGAAAATTAGAAAACTTGGCGTATTTTATGAGAAATCCTAATTTTAATGATTATATGTTCATTAGAGAGGAACTTTGAAAAAAATACGGAAGTTGAGATATTACAGATGAACTTTGCAAACAGTGGCTTGCTGAAGCTAGTGGAAGAATACACAAGATAGACGCAGAAAATCTCGCACCGAAAGAGAGACTAGTGCAACTCAAGGAAATTCAAGAAAACTTAAAAAATCAGAAGCAAAAATGCGCATTCATGGATGATTTGACGATTTTATCTTCTCGGCTAAAGAAAGATGATATTTACCTCAATGAAGATAGATATGTTGAGTGATGAGATGCTGTGTACCATCATACTTGGCAAAATCCTGACTTAAAAACAAATATTATGTTTTATGCTCCCAAAAATGATTATGCTACGAGTACAATAATTGGAATAACTTATTCTAGTCAAAAATATCAAGATTTTGAGAAGAAATCTATAGAAGAAAACAGGGACTCAATAAAGAATAGTCTCTAATGTCGTTGAGATTGACCACCTAAAAAAATAAAGCTACCTTAAAGCCATTGAGGTAGTTTTTATTTTTTAGGAAAAAAGGAATGGTAAAAATCTGAGAACTTGGAGTGGGGATCAAGCTGGAAAATTGATCGATCGACCAACTCACGAGAGATATTCAGCAAAGACTCGAGCAAGGAGGAGAAATCGCAGGAGAAAAGGCCTGAAAAGGTATCAAAAAGGGGTTAGATCAAAAACAGGCTACTAGTGAACTGGCAAAAGATATCGAACAAAAGGTGTGAAATGCTGGAGAGAAAGCCTGAGACAAGCTCCAGCAGAGTATCTGAGGTGGACTCAAAGCCCTTGTCGGACTTGGAGTGACAAAAGCTCTAAATACTGCAGCAGGCTGGGCATATACCCTCGCAGGAAATCTCGAGCAAGCAGATGTCGCCTTTACAACGATGCTCTGAGGAGCTGACGCAGCAAAAAAAATGCTGAAGGATCTCTCAGATTTTGCAGCTAATACGCCATTTGAACTGACTGGAGTGAGACAAACTGCAAAGCAACTCCTTGCCTATGGTATCGAGGCAAATAAAATCATTCCTACTCTGAAATCGCTTGGAGATGTGGCGTCTGGGCTCTCAGTACCGATTGAACAAATCGCTTATGCCTACGGGCAAGTAAGGTCAGCCACAAAACTTACCTGAAACGATCTTAAGCAGTTTATCAATGCTGGAGTGCCAATCATCTGAGAATTGGCGAAAAATCTCTGAGTCTCAGAGAGCGCGATTAAAGATATGGTATCTGCAGGGAAAATCTGATTTGCGGATGTAGAGAAAGCCTTTCAAACGATGTCCTCAGAGTGAGGAAAGTTCGCAAACTTGATGGATGCTCAGAGTAACACCATGATGGGGGCTCGGTCCAATCTCCAGGATGCGGTTGATTCTCTCTGAGAGACTATAGGAAGCCTTTTCACTGAGACTTTGAGAGATGCATTCAAATGGATTGCAAATATGATTGATGGTATCAAGGAACGGGCGAAAGAGCATCCTGCTCTGACTAAGGCAATCGTGACCTTTGTAGCTGTAGCTGGAGGGGCGATTGGAGTATTGACGACACTATGAGGTCTCGCTAGCGTACTCTGAGTATCCTTTAGTGTCGCAACATGACCAATATTTGCTGTGGTAAGTGCAGTTGGACTTTTGACCGCTGGAGTGATCGGGCTCAATGTTGCCCTTAAGGAGCAGGATCAGGTAAGAAAGTATATGGGGCAATCCTATTGAGAACTTCAGGAGAAGGTCAAGAAAAATGAAGAAGCAATGCAGGCTCTCACTAAGGCCTATAATGACTGAAGATTGACTATGGATGAATACCAGTCAAAAATGAACGAGCTCAAGGGTACGAACAAGGAATTGAAAGATGCTCAAGATAAGACAACGATGAGTCTGGACGATATTACAAGAGCAATTAAGGACGTAGAGAATGCAGGATTAAATAATAAAGAAAAACTACAGAGACTTCAGGAGATAAAAGATAAAGCCTTTGGTGTTAGAAAAGAGATTGCAGCATTAAAAACAGAAATTGCGTCTTTAGATAAAAAAATCAAAAATGAACTCTGACTTAATGCAGCTATTCAGGGGTGAGCAGTTGCACCAACGACTACCATGCCACGAGAGGAATCTGCAGAAGCAAAAAGTATGAAAAGAATTGAGGGGCGAAAGAAAGAGAAGCAGATCCTTGAAGATAAAATAAATAATACTGAGGCTTGGAGTCAAAAAGAGGAGGAACTCGCAGGGAAAATTGAAGAAGCAAATCAAGCTATAGAAAAGCAAAATAAGGAGCTTGAAAAATGAGGAGGATGAGCTTCTAAAAAAAACGAGAAACTCAAAGAAACTATGGACAAACTCAAAAAATCCTATGATGAAGTCGAAAAAGCTGACAAAGCCTATGAAACTTCTGCGAAAAAAACGGCTGAGGATACGAGAAAATACTACGAGAAGCTCTGAGATGAGATGCTCGGGCTTAAGAAAAAGTACCAGGATCTCATCAAAGAATTTGAGAAGAATCAACAGTCAGACAAGGAAAGTTTTTTGAGGAGCCAAACTGAAAAAGCAAAGGATCTAAAAGACAATATCAGCAAGGGGAAAGCTGAACTCATTGACCTTAAAAAGGAGGCCAGAGAGAAGAAGGATCAAAAACTCTCATGGGGGGAGATTGACGAGATTTTTGGAGAGAAAGACCTCGCAAGTGCTAAGAAGCAACTTGCTGAAATCAAAAAACAGCTTGAAACTTCCGATCTTCCTTATGAGAGGGAAAAACTCAAAGCTAAACAGGAATATCTTACGAAAGTCACTGAGCAGCTGCAGCTTGAAGAGAGTCTCCAAACTGTAGAGAAGTCCACTGCTGGACTACGAAAAAAACAGAAAGAGGAAGTCGAGGAAGCGAAAAAGAAACTTGAGGAGTATAAAGCTTCTATGGTTGATATGAGGAAAAAAATTAACGAGTGAGGAGGTAAAGATCAAGGATTTGATTTCCTTTTTGACCTCAAAGATAAAAAAGAGGCAAATGAGTTGCTCAAATATGCCCAAAATCAGCTATCGGGGCAAATGAGTACTACAGATGAAGCGAGACTGAGACTCAAAATCGAAATTATTGAGAAAGTTAAAGAACAGCTAGAACTTGAGGAGCAGCTCAAGAAAGCAACAGAAGCAAGCAATAAAATTGATCAGAAGATTGAGGATGAAAAAAAGAGGTCTGAGATGACAGCTGAGGAGAGAGCAATCTATGATTTTGAGCAGCAGCAAAAGAAGAAGGAGGAGGAATTCAATGAGAAGAAAAATCAGATGGAAAGAGAGATGAAGATTTATGATTTTTTTCAAAATGCGAAGTTCAAATCTTCAGCTGAAGTTTGAACTCTTATTTCAGAAGAAAACCTCAAGAACTACTCAATCGAGGAAAGGGAACTTATTCTGAAACTTGCGAGAGAGAGGATCCAGCTCGAGCAACAAAGAGAAGAAAAACTGGCTCTGGAGCAGGATTTACACAAGAAAGTAATGCAGCTCAGTAATGATACTACCAGTCTACAGCTTACCAATCTCTGAAAACTAAAGACTGAATACAGAACTCTAATCTCACAGATCGAAACAGCAATCAGCAAACAAAGACAACTTAATGCTCTGAGGAGTTCAGGAGGATTTAGTGCTGGAGGGTTTACTGGACTTGGGGCAAATGATGAGGTTGCAGGAGTCGTTCACAAGAATGAGCGAGTAGCTCCAGCATGGATGACGAGTCAGTTTTCTGGAGTATTTAAGAGTCTTGAGAATATTAGAACAAGAGGATTCCAAGAATGAGGGTTTACTACAGACAATTCAAGACACATTGAGCAGAACAATACGATCAATGTACAGAATGTCTTTGATATGGAGGAGTTTTTGGAAAGGCAAAGATGGAAACTGAGATAATTTTTATTTGATAATCATAAATATCATGATCTGACAATCATTCAAATATGACGGCCAAGAAGTTAGTCGTATCACTCCAGACTGGGAGATCCTCGCCGATGTTGAGCGAAGGAAAATCACAACTTCAGACGAGACAAAAAAAATCGACTGAAGACACGGTGTCAGGCTTTCTCCTACTTTTCAGAGGGGGAGAAAGATTACGATCAGTTGAATGATCGTAGCAGATTCAAGGGCGAAGAGTGCTGAGGCTATGGAGTATCTTGATCAGCTCTTTGCTCTCCAGGAACAAGGGGGGAAAACAGAATTTAAGCCTTTTATTGTAGTAGATGATAAGTGAGTAGAGCGAGAGATTGCAGCAAAAATCAAGACTCCTCTTGAGTATTCTATCTGAGAATTTGACCATATCGATGGAGATGGGAGAACTTTCAGAGTCGTCCTTGAGGCTGAAGATGCTAGGCTTTTTACGACAAGAATGACTGAAGTTCGCTGAGCTGAGACAAAGTATGGAGGCTTTAAGCTTTGAGTTAAGCTTGGGCATAAGATGAATGCGGTAAGCAGTGCTATCCGTTGCGAAGCAGTTGGGAACATGGAGACTCCAGCAAAAATTGAAATCACTGCACTTGGGCCAATCAATGCTCCTCTCATCATCAGGAAGGGGGGAAGCTTTTTTGCTCTAAATATTGATGCTGCAGTAGGAGATAAAATCCTGATTGATAGTAAGCAAAGAACTGCAACCAAGAACGGCCAGAATATCCTTGCTCAAAGGATACCTGGTTCAAGTTGGCCAACTATTAAGTGAACAACTGTATTTACAATCGTGGACAAGGATTGAGGACTCTATAGCTCGGACTTTGATGTTAAGATTTATTTTGCTAATGTATTGCTCTAATGTATGTAGCACTCTTATATAATGCAGAGGGGAACTGTATTGCGCAAATTGAAGATATTCTCTCGCTCCAATGCGATCTGAAGCTGAATGGGGTTAGTCAAGCCAAGCTTCATCTTGATATTTCAAGTCCCTATATCAGCAAGGAACTTCTGAAAATGTGGAGGCATATCAGGATCGTTGAGCGAATAGAGGGGGAAGAATACGAGCTTCTTGAAGGGGTGATTCGCGGGATTGAGTCAGATTTCTGATCTCTTACTATCATTGCTGAGAGCTGGCGGACCATCCTCGAAAAAAGGCTTGTTGTCTCTTCTCAGGAGTGGAATAAAGTTTCACTCAAAACAATAGTAGAGACGGTCTTTTGAGCTGCAAGACAAAAGACCGACTTTCCCTTTCAGATTGTCTGCACTGAGGAGGAACAAATTACGCTCTCAGTTGGAGCTAGAACGACACTTGCAAGCTTCCTTTCCTCGCTGAGTCGTGAGGGGGTAGATTGTCGATTTAAGGGACAAAGCCTTTTTATCTGAAAAAAGCTCTGAAGGAAAAGAGATGAAGGGAATCTGTATAAAGAGTTCCGCTATGATATAGAGGATCCTGAGGGGAATACTATCGACAAAGCAAAACTCATTATCAATGCAAAGGAGATCACCAACAACATCCTCACCGACCAAGAGGAGGTCAAAGATGAGGAAAGTATTCAGAAATTTTGACTACTCCAGGAAAGCAGATCAAACGAAGATATCACTACTTACCTCAAAGAACACAAAAATCAGATTTCTGAGTTTAGTATTTCGGTATCCGATACCTTCTTCTATGATATTGAGCTCGGAGATCAGGTAAGAATTTTTATTAACGGCTGAAATGAGCTCCTCGCATTTGATGGAACAATGAAAATTACAGGGAAAAAACTCCAAAGCTGAGATTTACCAAAAATAGAATATACTCTCTCAACACAGAGAGTGCCTGAGTGATGATTTATGGACCAGCTGGCAAAAATGAGTGAAAAGATAAAAAAGTTGTAAATGTCGTTGAGATTGACCACCTGATTCATCATAAAAAAGCTACAATTTTATTTTAATCAATCATTATGCTAGAAAAAATCAAGAAAATGGCTGAGTTGCAGACACAACTTATTGAAAAACTCCAAGCAGACCAGAAAGACGAAGTCTTGAAGCTTGCAGAAGAAGCGGCGAAGGTCTATAAGGAACTTGAAGCTGAGGCAACAGCAGCTGAACAAGAACAAGCGGAAGTTCAGAAAACCGCAGAAAGACTTTCAGCAGTCGAAAAGACTGTTGATGAGATCAAAGAGAGTATCGCTAAGTATGCGGAGCTCTTTGTGAGTGTTGAGGATGCAAAAAAGCTTACGGAACAGCTCGAAACACTTCTCAATGGGAATCAGGCTGTAGAAAAGAGAGTAAAAAAGCTTGAGGAGATTACTCCAAACTCTAATCAGCATGATGTCCACAAGGAGAGTGATCCTGAATGGCATTTTGAATCTTAGTTTTATTTTGTATTTATGCTATCAATGAACATTGAACAGAAAATCATGAAGGCCTTTGGTATGGATACCGCTAATTCCAACAAAGTATACCTCAGAGAAAAAACAGCGGACAAATTTATTGATTACATCCAAGATGAATCAAAACTTCTTAAGGATGTAAGAAAAGTAAAGATGACAGCTCCAATTCAAGAGATCGCAAAGATTGATATTGGAGATGATCCATTGTATCCAGCAGGAAGATCTGGAACACAATATGCTGGTAAGGAAGTGACTGCAAATGCAGAGACCATTACTCTTACCGCAAGAAAGATGAGAGCAAAAGTAGTAGTTCTTGATGATGAACTTGAAGATAATATCGAGGGGGGAGCATTCAGAGAACATTTGATGAGAATGCTTGCAAAGAAAGCAGGAAATCAGCTTGAAAAGACTGCTCTTTATGGTAGATTTGTAGGTGAGGCAACAAAAAATTCTAATGTCGTATCAACTCTTAATCAGGTAGATGGATTCCTTGCAAGAGCAGGAGTGATCGTAGATGCATCAGATACTAATCTCTTTGATAAGAGATCTATCGACCTCGGAAAACTCAAGAAGCTTAGAAAGTCATTCAAGAACAAGTATAGAGCAGGTCTCAAAACTTACTTGACTGATGGACTCAGACTTGACTATATCGAGAAGTATTCAGCTCTTGCTGGATTTAATACTGTAGATGCTACAGGATATGCAGGATCTAAGTTTATTGATGTGCCTCTTATGAGAGAGGATGCTCCAGTTGTAAAAGCTGGAGGAGTAAGCACTAAACTCGCTGCTCAGAATACTCAAGGGCAAAAAACTTTTACAGTAGCAAGTGCAACTGGAATCACTGCTGGTATGGAGCTTGTAATTGCATACGGAACTAATCTTGAACATGTAGTGCAGGTTGCCTCAATCTCTGGAACAACTGTAACTACTGTAGATGCAATTCCTTATAAATTTGCAGGAACTGAAACAGTACATGAGTGTCTTACTGATGGAGCTGAAGTGATTATGACTGATCCAATGAACCTCATTTGGTGAGTAAGGAGAGAGTTTACTCTCGCTATGGAAAGAAATGAGGAGCTCGAAGCTTCTATCTTCTATCTTTCACTCAGAACAGACTTCCAAGTAGAGAATCCTGAAGCTCTTGGAGTGCTTAAGAATGTAAAATCACTCTAATCCATAATCAAAAGTAAAGAAATCAGACTTCGGTCTGATTTTTTTATTAAAATGTCGTTGAGATTGACCACTTGTTTGAGCATAAAAAAATTGTTTTATCTGAAAAATTAGAGAATGGAGTTTAAGCCAGTCAGAAAGGTAGATAGTTTTAATGTGGTGCTCTTTATTGCTCTCGTACCAGACGAGACGGATCTGAATGGAGATAGTATCTCAGAAGCAGAAATTACAAAGACGGCCTATGAGTTTATGCAGAATCTCCAGGAAAAAAAGGTAAATGTAAATCATAAAGATGGTACTGATATCCCTGAGGCGATCTTTGTAGAAAGCTATGTGGTGCTCTCAGATACAGAATATGATGGAAACATTATTCCGAAAGGATCCTGGATCGTTGGTATCCAACTCGATGATGAGAACTATCAGAAGGTACTTGATGGAGACTTTATTTGAATTTCCATAGAATGACGGGGGAAGTATGAGTAGGGATTAGTATTTTTATTCTTATTATAGCGACAATGAAGAAACTTTATGATTTGGTCGTAAATAAGATTTCTCTTATTACGAGCGACAAAAAACCTGCCGTTGAAAAGGCAAATAGTAAATTTTTTTCAGTCACAAAGTTTAAGAGATGATGGACTGAGGAACAAATACAAAAACTTCAGGAGATAAAAAAGCAGTATCAAAAAAGCTAAATGTCGTTGAGATTGACCACCCTTTTATATCTAATCAAAATAGATGATAAGTATTAACGAATTCATCTACAAAAAACTCTCAAACTCAACAGCAATAACTTCTAAAGCCAAGCAAATCACTCCTGCAGTGATCCAGAATATGGATGGGATTCCAGCAATCACCTATAACAGAATCTGAGAACACCGCACAGGAATTGCAAGAATAGGGAATTATCAGATTTCTATTCGAGCATCCAAACTTGAGCAAGCAGAGGAGATTGCGGATATTGTAGTAGATCTCTTTAGTGGGCTCAAGGAAGCTCCTATAAGAAGTTGCACTCTAACAGGAGTCAACCAGGGCTATTATAAAGAGGAGAGACTCCATGGTATCCATATTAGTTTGAGATTTAAGCTCGTAGATGAGCATTTTTAACCTTTATACTACAATTAAAAATGGCAAAACCAGAAGTAAGATTCGATGATCAGTCGGTCAGAATGGGGAGCGTAGACTTCTTCGTGGATTTTGGAGATGGGTATGTTAACCTTGGGGCATTGAACGACGCAAAGCTCAATGTATCCAAAAAAATCAGTAAGATGAAGTGGAGTAACAGGGAGAGAGCTCCAAGAACTAGGATCACTGAAGTAAAATTCAGTGCAAAAATCTTCCAAATTGACTTTGGTCTTTTGAGTAAAATCGATGGACTTGGAGAGGTTACTAAGGTTGCAGGTACTAAAAAAACAGCGACTGAAGTAATCGAAAATTTCGCTGCAGGCGAGATCTATTTATTGCCGTTTAAGAATGCAGATGGGCAGAAAGTGACTATCAAAACCGTAACTTACGATAAGGATGGTGCGAATACTGCTTGGGCTGCTAATACGAACTATACGCTCGTATCAGCTAATGGAGAAACTGGTATTATCTTTAAGGCTGCGGTAGATAAAAAGACTGAAATTGTGTACGAATACACTCCATCAGCTGCAAAAAAGGTCGTGTATACCAACATTATGAAGTCTCAAAAACTCTCAAAGTTTAAGTTTGTGAACACTAATGAATATGGTAAAAATCTTACGATTGAATTCCCTAAGGGGTATCAGTCAGGAGAATCAATGGAGCTTGCATTCTTGAATGATGATGAGACTGAAGAAGGAATCGGAGTAGAAATCGAAATCACGGCATTCCCTCTTAGAGACGGGCAAATCATCACTATCGAGGATGAGCAGGATCCAGACTAAAAAATAGGTTAAAAGTAAAGAAATCAGACTTCGGTCTGATTTTTTTATTAAAATGTCGTTGAGATTGACCACCCCCTTGGACATAAAAAGGGTATTTATTTTTTATACTAGGAAAAAATGACACTAACAAGATTACAAAACACTACTGAAGTGATGTATAACGGATACAGGCCAGGGGCTATCGCTCTCGTAGAGAATCCAGAGCCACTTTTGCTTGCTGGTTTTACAATTATTGGAACAGAGGAGGAAAATCAAGAACTCGAACTTGTAAAGATGACTAAGGCTCAGCTTCTTGAGAAAGCAGAAGAACTCTGAATCGAAGCAAATTCAAAAAATACAGTCGCACAATTGATTGAACTTATTAAAGCAAAGCAAGCTGAGGGAGATCAGGATACAGAAGGAGTAAATCTTGAAGAACTCTCAGATGAAGAACTTAAAAAATTCGCAGAGGATCATGAAGTTGAAATCTCTGAAGAAGATACTAGAGAGGAAATTATCGAGAAGATCCTCGCTAAGCAAGAATAATTTACTTTTATGTGCTGAAAAATATGCAGCTAGAAGAACTTAAAAAGAGACTCTGAATTGCTGATAACTCTCAAGATGAGAAGATTCAGGCTATGCTAGAGGATGGAGTAAGAATGCTCGAGCATCAGCTTGGCTACAAGATAACTCCTCATGAAAAAACAGAATGGAGAAAGGTAGAAAATAGTCTGATTGTATTTCTTTCTGCTCCAATTCTCAGCATTACTTCAGCTGAAGGAATTGAGATAAAAAGGCGAGAGAAAAATAGACTCTATCTTGCTAAAAAGGTAAAAGGAGAGGTAAAAATCGTTTATCAGGCCTGATTTAATCAGATACCTGAGACGCTCAACACCGCGCTCTTTGAGTGGGTAAAAGAAGTATTAAGACTTGAGAAAGTCTGAGATGAGCTTGAAATTAGCTCTAAGCAGATTGATACACTCAGAATTTCTTATTTTAATAGGACTGAGAGCGAGAAAGCGAGCATTGTCAAGCAACTCAATAAACGAGATCAACTCCTCAGACCTTATAAGCTTTTATCTCTTGGGAAGATCTAAAATGTCACTCCTCAATTCATTTAAGTGAGACTTCAATAGACAAATAGAAATTTGGAAACATGAGGTCAAAAAAAATAAACTCTGAGAAACGGTCTCAGAGTTTTCCTCAGATATCAAAAAGTATCCGTGTCTCGTGATGCTCAATGATGTCAAGTATAATCAGATCGTAGGATCTCCAGGGACAAGTCCAGGGAAAGTAGAATATCTCCTTGCTTCACATAAAATCAGGCTTGAGTTTGGGCCAATAATAAAAATCTGAGACAAACTTAAAGATAATACTGGTCAGCGATATCGTGTAGAATACGTTTATACGACTCCAGGATTTGGTGGGGTAGATGATCATTTACTTTTGTATGTTGAAGCAATAAATGACTAAGTTTGAGCTTTCACAAAGTTGAGTCAAGGAGTTTAGAGAAGTAGTGAAATCCGCACTTTGACTGGCGGCTGAAGAGTTTGCTGACGATATTAGATCAATTACTCCTCGTGACCCCAATAGACCTCCAGAAGATCTAAGTAGACCTGTCACAGGGAATCTGCAGAGATCTATTAGTTACGAGGTTAATGATAATCTTGAGGCGGTAGTTGGGGTTGATATGGAGTATGAAGGCAAGAAAACCAAGACGCCTTTGCTCGAATATGCCAGATACCAGGAATTCTGAACTCCGACCATGAGGCCGAGAAGTTATCTCCGCCGATGAGTTGTGAAGTTTGGAGAGAAAGTCCTGAAAAATTTTGCTTTTTATCTTAAAAAATTCTTATCATAATGGCAGTAATTAACTTAGATGAGAACGAGAAAATTGATGAAATTATCGTTCAGGGAAGAACTTACTTAGTAGGTGATATTCCGCCAGCTATTCTCCTGAGGATTTATAATATTAGGACGAGCATGATGCCTCGCATTTTAGCTCGTTTTTTTGAAAAACATATTTTGAATCAGCGAAAAGCGGTTATTCAAGACTATCTCGAGCTAAAAAATAAGGAGGTGGACCTGAAATACTGGAGCGAGAATCATATTCAGAGTTTTATTTCCTATATTGAAAAGAGGCTCCATGATGACTACGAGACAAACTCTTAGATTTAAGGCTTGGGGAGAAGAATTTTTGGTCTGAGAGCTCTTGTGGGGAGATTTTTTGCTTATGACCGAAAATCCAGCTGAAGGCTACAAAAAGATTATCCAGGAATTCAACGAGCAACCTCCGCAACTTAATACAAGGCAAGTCAAGAGTCTTTTTCAGGCATTGGTTGGTACTCAAAAAATGGAGGCAAAGGCAAGTAAAAAAGTGGACCTTGACCAGCTCTTGATGATGGAAGCTTTGATTATGCATCATTTTTGAGCGCAACTTTCAGTTATCAGAAAATGGACCATGAAGTATGTGACCTTCCTCGTGAGTACACTCCCCGTAGTTTTAGGAGAGAAAAGTTATGAGGACCGAAAATACTGAGATAAACCTGATAAAAAGGCGATTAAAGACCTCAAAAAAAGTCTAAAAAGTTAAATGTCGTTGAGATTGACCACTTGTTTGAACATAAAAAAATTGTTTTATCTGAAGATCAAAAAATTCATGCAAAGACTATGAAACCTAAACTGAGAGAACATAACCTACGACCACGATATTAGTGGACTTATGAGAGGTTTAATTGATTGAGGAGTGATTGAAGGAGGAACTGTTGTAGGGAATAAGCTCCAACCTGTGCAAGCTATTGTTCCGCTAGTGAGATCTAACGGACAAAAGATTCTTGCTTTTTTTGAATCTGATGAAGTGATTGATCTCCCTACTACTGGAGATTATAAGGTATACATAGAAGTAGATCAGAGTAAGATAGATTTTGGGGGAAATAACGCCGAAGATGGTACAGGAATAGCAAGCATAAAAACCTGACCGACGCTTCCTAGTCAGAATTTTCTTCTTCTTTCCTCAGTTACGAGCTGAGTAGCAAAAGATGAAAGAAACCTGATCCCAAAGGTTGGTCAGATCGCTCAGAGGACTACTACCCTAGAGTCAAAACTTCAAACCCAAGAAGAGAAAGTGGGAAAGCTAGAGGAGGCTGGTACTCCTGATCATTTATCAATCAAAGAAATTATATGAGAAAAATATAAGAATTCTGATTCGTTGACTAGAGCATATCTTCCCTTATCCGCTAATTCAGATATTCCTCTTAATTTTTGAGAAACTGCAGAAAATAAAGAACTACATATACAGAGAATATCTAGCGGACATACAGACAACAAAATAAAAATAAAATTAAAGAAAAAATGAAATCCAACCTCTAATGTTACAATAGAGGTCAGAAAAGGAGTAAAAGTAGAGAGTGGAGATATTGTATATCGGTATGGTGGAGAGGTGTTGGCTACCGCCACTATTCAAGCAAATCAGATTACTACCAGCCGAAAAGAATTCACTGCAACTTTGAATAAAAGTCCATTGTTGGCAAGGGGGGAACTCTATTCTGTAGTTATTAAGTGTCAAGGTAGTGTATATCATAATGCTGATTTTTATCAGATTGCCTGCTCAGGAGAATGGTCTGAGGCATTTTGTGCTGTACAGGTAAATGATAATTCCAGAGTCAGAACAGACTATATGCCATATTGTGAGAGCTCTATGTTCCTAGATTATTGCCTAGCAAAAAGGAGTGATGCTACCAAGGAGACAGTGTTGGAAGTAATTAACTTAACTGGGAGCAGTTCTTATGAACACTATTTTACTTTGACTGAGGATAATCAAAAAATTGCTATCCACTCTACATGACGAGAGATAGAGCGGGTTTATTTCTATAATGGTGGAACTCAAATATGATCTATGTGATATTGAGCATCAGGGAGTGTAGAACTCTCGGCGAAAAAATGAGATACTATTAGAATTCAGATTAGAGTAAGGGTTAGCTCGGGGGTTAATATAACAGTCTATCGTAGGCTTATAAAACCGTGTCCTAAAATCCTTCATCCTAAGGAGATAAAAAATGTTGGAGAGGTGGTAGAATGCACAATATATTGACTGCATAATAATGTATTCGTCTGAGATCAGATAGATACAACACCAAGCTCAAGTGCAACAACTGGGAGATTAACACTAGGTAATGCTGTAGCATTCTTCTCCATCATAGGTAAGGACGGCAAGACCTATAAATTTCCAGTCTATTGAGCGTAATTTTATATCTTATAGCATAACACATGATAACAGCAATCTGAATGCGACCTGACGGGACTAAGTTCCGAGCTGACCCACGCAGACTTCATACCTATTCTAACTGTCACATTGAATACAGAGAACCTACAGAGGATGAGATCAAGGAACTCAGAATTCCTACTGTGATAGTATCAATTCTCATACCTCAGATGGCTCTCTTTAAGTCCCAATCTCTTGCAACCAAGCTTGATATGATGATTAAGTATTACGATGGACTGGAGAGGTTCACGAGAGATGGAGTGATTCATCTTGGGAATATTGACCTCAACGATATTGCTCAGTATGTTACTGCAGAAGAATACAAGGAGCGAAAAGAGGCTTGAGTACAATTCCCTCCAGAAGTAGATACTTTATTTGCTAAGCAAAAAAATGAAGAAGCTACTGCATAGCCTTATACTCCTGATCGTAGCTCTAGCTCTGGCTCTGGTATTGCTACCGCTGGGGATCTTACGGACACTAGGAGAAATCTGATTCAGGTTTTTCTTTCCTTCTGGTAATTCTGCCAGCAAGAAGGGACTCTGATACCTCTGAGGGATCTTCCGTAGTGTAGCTATCTGAATAGACCAGATAGGGAACAGTGTATGCAGGGATCTGTTCAATCGCTGTCTCATAACTTCAGCTGGGTATAAGTTCGGAAAGGTGCAGGAGACAATTAGCTCAGTATTGGGCAAAAACCAAGAAACCTGAACTTTGACTCTGGTTGGCCGTGCAGTGGTTGGTGTCCTGGATTGGATCGACAAGGACCACTGCAGAGAATCAATTATTACTTTTACTTCTTATGAGAGCAAAGATGACCAAAGATAATGAATTAAAAATAGCCCTCGATTTATTCACTCAAGACCGTAAGAAAATGCAAGAAGATCTCAAAGAAATTAAAGAAGATATGAAATCTATTCAGACTGAGTTCAAAGAAGATATGAAGTCCTTTCAATCTGAATTCAAGGAATTCACAAACTCGCTAGATAATAAATATGCAAAAAAAACCTCTGTAGATAGGCTTTGGAACATTGTTTGGATGGTAATCTGAGCAGTTTTCTTGTCACTCTGAGGTGCAATACTCAAAATGTTTATTAAGTAGTTTATTTTTATTCTATATACGATGAAATGCGGAAAGATACAAAAAACCGACCTGAATGGTTAAGGTCTAGCACGAGACTTGTGCTCGTTATCTTTGCTATTGCACTGGTTGCCCTCACTTTTATGGGGAGGCTAGAGTGAGATCAATTTATGATTGCCCGAAGTGGGATTGCTGGATTCTTCTTCTGAGCTAGGAGACAAGATTGAACTCTAGGAGAAGACAAAAAGCCTGAATAAGACTCAGGTTTTTCTTTATTTTTTTATGTATTGATCATGAATATTTGATTACTAATCACAAGGCACGAAACCTCTCTTAGTATGCATAAACAATCGCCTAGATGGAATGAGAGAATTGCAGTCACCAGACAGAGCTGAGCGAACTGCTGGCTCTATAGTATGTTTAATAATATGTGGCTCAATCTTGGCTATAAAATCAATCTCAACAACATTATCAATATCAAGCGAATGCTCAGAGATGCTGGAGTAGATTTTGAGAATCTAGGGAATTCAGAGAGGGTTGCAGCTGCAGTTATCTGCGAATGGCGAAACAAAGAGTTCCCAAACAGAAAAATCTGATTTTTCTGTCTCGATTTCGATAAAGATGCAGAGAAGATGGGGAAGCTCTTCCTTGATGGCTACTCTCTAGTTTACACGAGATCAACCAAACCAGAATTCCAGGAAGATATCAGAGATAACGATGTTGTGGATAGTGTCCACAAAGTATGGGCCGAATGGCATGCAGTGAATCTCTGCATACCAAAAAAAGAGGATCCAACTCTCATGGAGATAGGCCAGCGAGGAGATGAGCATTATGCAAACCAGTTCACCTATAAGGATGTGATGGTATTCTGAGAGAATATCAAAGCTGGCTCAATTGATAAGCATTTTACTTTTTTAGACTTTTTGAAAAATGAATAGACCATGGTTAAATTTTAAGGGAACTTGGCTTTGAAAGAGGATTGACTACGACGGAGTTTATGATTTCCAGTGTGTAGATCTCGCCAAGCTCTACCTCGAGCGACTTGGATTTGGTAAGATATGAAAACTTGGGAACGCCAAGCAAGCCCCTCAGGCCGACCTCTTCAACACTGGCCGAGAGAAGATAGTGGGTACAGATGATCTGATGCAGGGAGATATAATTATTAAAACTCAGGGAAAATACGGCCATATTGCTATTGTGGATCGTATCGTTGACTGAAAAGTATTCGTCCTCGAACAGAACTGAAGCTGAAAAAATAGCTGAAGTGGAACAGGGGACAACGCGATCAGGGTTCAGCCTTATAAGCTTTCTTTCTATGATTTTGTACTCAGGTGCCCAAAGATCTTTGAGAATCTTCAGGAGGAGAGAGCGGCCATAGAAGAAGCTCTCAAACAAAGAAGAGCTGATGTAGCTCGTGGGGAATCAGGAGCAGAGCAGAGGCTAGAGGCCACATTAGATTATCAGAGGAGTATTAGATACCAGAAGAAATAGTTGGTAAAGCTAGGATGTGTTTAGATACCGCAACCACGATTGAAAGAGATCGTGGTTTTTTTATGTTTTATTGCTATTAAAATACAAATCATTAAACTCTAATCCAATGTTTATCAAATAATAAAAGTATGAATATTACCCAAGAGACTAGGAAAAAAGCAATTGCACTCGCAAATAAATATAATCTAACAGGTAGCAATCTCCTCCAAAAAATAGATCTTCTTAATAAGAGAATAAAAAAAGGTAAACCTAGAACTCCTAACGATGAGGAAATTTATAAGGTTAAAGATGCTATTCTCCTAGATGATATAATTTCAAGCTGCATAATAATTATTGATTTGTGAGAGGATACAGGACACACACTGGAAGAAGATTGATTTACTGCACAACGACATCTTGGAATTAAAGTAAGAAAAATCTTAAGAGAGAAAAGGTTGTTAGTAACAAAACATTAGTAACAAAACAAAAAAACATACATAAAAAAAGAGAGGACGAAACCTCTCTCCATACGATTGGGCCTATATATCCCTGCTGGCAATGGTAATAATACCATTGCTAACCAATAATAGTATACTCAAAAACAAAATAAAATCAAGAGAAAAATATATATTTTTACTATAAGAATATATATTATAATGGAAAATAAAACAAAAAACCAGAGCGAGTCTGGTTTATGAAAGAAAAAATAAATCAGATTTCTTATTCTGTTTTTTTGTAGCTAATAGATTGAATATTTAGAGCAACAGGCGCTCATCAACATATTAGTGTTCCTCTTTTTCGTCAATCCAGCGATGAATCACTTTCTCTAATATGTGGAGAGTAATATGCTTCGCACGTGATAGTTCCCGTAGTTCAATCTAATCAGACATAATCAATAATGTATTCATACTTAGTACGTTCCTCACATCCAGCGAGGAATAAAGTACCGACCATAGCAAAGATCAGAATTATTCTTTTTTTCATTCCACTACTATATTCTCAACTAAAAACTTCCCTAGCTCCTCCTCTGGAATCAGAGTTGACTCTAAAAGTCGGAACTTAGGACTAGATTTGTAGTAATTAAAAGTAACACCATCAAATATAAATTTCCATTCTCAAAAATTTTCTATAGTTAATAATTCATTTCTTATACAAAATTCCCATAGTCAACTATCAATACTAGTAATCTGTCTAAGACTGTAACGATATCCAATATTGCCACAGTTGACTTCATAGGTGTTCTTATCAACCCTCTCTACCCTAAAACACCTTTCTTTTCAGAACGGTTTTCGTCCTCTCTCCACAAGGGAGGTAAGGAGATTCTCTAGTTCTTTCATGATCTATATAATAAAAAAATAAAATTCTGATTTATGATTTTTTTATCAACGAATGCACAAAATCTATACACTCATCTGATTGGTCGTCAATAGGCTTTCTTTTTTGCTTTCGGACTGAAAGCAATAAAGTTCCCTTTCTTGTCCTTTCTATATCAAGATTTACGCTTTGTGCAAATACTCATCAATAAGGTTCTATCCAATCTAATACATCTCCTATCATTACAGGATGTCAGATAATCTCTGCAATATCTATTTGTTCCATACCTTCTAATCATCTGACTCTTAGTCAGCAATAATAAGCCCCTAAATCCTCATCATTATAGAGAGATTCTTCTGATACTACAATATATCATCTCTCATCAGCAGTCTCTTCTACTATAGACACAATTCTTCAGTATTCAGTATTAACTCTACATCAAAATGTAAGCTCCTTATTCGCCATCTCTTTATAGATGGATTCTAGTTTCTCTTCTCTTGTCATAGCTTGTAAAAAATAGAGGTTAAAAGTCTGGTCTTAATGTGTTCGTGACACCACGAATACATTGATAATCCGGAAATTCCGGATTTTTGTCTCCGACATTGATAACTGAAACATACGGGACTTGATAGGTAAGAATTAATAAGTATCGTTGGTAACGACATCGATGTCGTTACCACTACGAGACTTTGAGTTTTTAGTTTTTTTGCTCTTTGTGTTAGCTGTGCAAAACTAAATTTATAAGATCTCTGATGAGCATATTTTTTTCCATTTCTTCTTCATAGTTCTTCATTTCTTTTTCTGCTTGAAAAAAGCCATATTCCGCACTATTATACTTGTCTATGTATTCTTGATACTTGGCTTCTAGTTCTTTCCCTTCAGGCTCTCATTTTTCCAAAAATTGTAAAATCCAATCAATCCTTCTTCTATCTTCATATTCAAAGTCTACTGGAAACTTGCCTTGTTTCATAAAATTTTCCAATCATTCTAACTCTCGTTCAGAGAATCGTTTTCTTTTATTCTTCAGACTTTTAAGAATTTTTTCTACTCTTTCCTTAGGATCTTTCCCCATTTTTCTTATATTATAAAATAAAGCTGACTAATCTTTTTTGAAGAAAGTGCGGTTCATAAAACCGATATTATCAAAAGTATCTTTTATTGCCTGAACAAATAACTCTTCGCAAACCTGAAATCAATCATCGTAATCTTCTAAGTCTGCACTAGAAACCGGTTTTACTCATTCAGTCTTTTTTTCTTTTTTTAACTCTAGGTACCTATTAAGAACTCAATTCAGAATCTGATTTGTTCAAAATGCACCAGAATACACCCAACCTCATCTTTCTACGAGGTTTTTTTTAAGTTCTTCAATTTTCATGATATTATTCAAAATAAATATAAAACTAAATTCTGATTATTTGCACCCCAACGACTTTCTAATTTCTGTTTTTTTGATTCCTTGAGCCATTGCTACAATAGTTTGAATCTCTTCTTCTGTTAAAGCCTTACCCCTTCTTTTTGATTTCTTCTCTTCTTCGTTGGACTTAAATTCCCAATGAAGATCATTTGCCTCAGAAAAAGCAACAATCAAGGCTTTGTTCTGCTTTCTCTGTTCTTTTTGGAATGCCTGTCAAAGAATAGTTACGATATTTTGCACCTCTAAAAAATTTATTTCTGTTGTTTTTAGTTCCACTTCTTTTGTCCCCCAAAAACTAACAATTTCCCAAAATTCATCTTTTGTTGTGCAGATATGTGACATTGCATAGCAAAAAATAACTCTCTTCATCTCTTTCGGAGCTCTTGGAAGTTTGAGCCAAAAGTAATCAACACGACCTTCTCAAAATCTTTCCTCATAATCCTCTAATGTCATTCCTAAGGCTGCGAGTTTCTTTCTAAGAATTTTTTCAGCTACATCTCTTTCTCAGCCAACACCTCTGACATATCTCGCATAGATTGCTTGTAGTAGTTCTGTATTCTCCATTACAATTTAAATAAAATAAAAAATCTAATTTCTCTATCGTAAGTCCTCTGAATGCAGCTCTTTTCTATCTGAATAGTCTATTGGATTTCAATCCTCATCTAACTTTTTTAGTTGACCATTCTTTTTGGCTAAATCCAT